ACCACCACCACCACCACCTTCCCCCCCCCCTTGACGTTTAATGATATAATGTGTCTGTGACTAATACTAACATTACTTTCGCTTTGGCTACCGTTTATTGGCTCGTAGCCCTCTCTATCATGTTCTTTGTGCTTATTCTGATTGATTGATTAGGACATTTAAACTATGCCTATCGCTACAGACGCCCAAATACACCCTAAAGGCCGAGGCGGATGGCGGCTGGGAGCTGGACGCCACAAGGCTATCACCACCGTAGTCCGAGAAGCACTGGATACCAACGACTACTACCTGCCAAAGTATCTGGAGACACTACGTGAGATAGCGTTTGACGTATCCCAAGAGACACGTGACCGTGTATCGGCGCTTGTTTACCTAGTTAACAGGTCTCAGGGTAGCCCAAAAGCTCAAATAGACGTGCAGGGTAAGGTGTTGGTGGTCACGCCTGACATGCTGGAGCTCGAGGCACGGAAGCTGAACGAACTAGCACAGGCTCACCGGCAATTGATAGCGCCGCGTGGTGACATGACCGTTGTCACCACGCCTGAAATCGTTGACTTAGGCACGAATTCGAACCCCCTATATAATAAGGTAAGCGATGATGACGCCACCACGCCTAGCTTGACATAAGAGCTATAGTGCGCCCTATCCTCACCGGCTTGCCTGGGAAGTGGGTTGGGGTATAGAGAATGGGGTTTTATTTGGGTTAACCAGGCTCAGAAAATTACACAAGGAATTGCAGAACAGGTTTACATAACAAGAGGTGGAAGATGAATAAAAGTGTAGTAGGGTTAAGGTTAGTGAAGCCGCTAGGGGTAAGGATAGAGGAAGCGAAGGTAAAGTGGAAGGTAGTATTAGAGGGGGTATGCAGGGGGAGAGGTATAGAGCCATGTAAAGAGACGCCGTTACTCAAGATAGAGATGCCTTGTGGGGAAGCGGTGGCGTACGAGCGATATGAAGACATACCTGAGGGAGACGTAAGGTGTCCATGTGGGGATGAGGGTCACTGGATAATAAAGCACGAAGTAGCGATGAGCAGCAAAGAGGGGGAGGAGGTAGCCAATTCAGAGTTCATGAAGTGGTTTTTCCGGTATGGGGAGAGGGAGTGCAGGGTAGAGGGGTGTTACAGGTGGACAGTAGAGAGGGGGAAGAAGTGTCACCGGGCATTTTTAGAGATGTGCAGGGGGAATTAGGGATAGGATGGAAGCTGACGAATACGAAGAGAAGATAGAAGCGATAGCGTACAAAGAGTTCAGGGAGTTAAGCGGTGACGAATTAGCTCTCTGCAAGGTAGAGAACGAATTAAGCAAGGCGGACTTCAGGCGTTTTCTAAAGTGGGTCAGGATAATTCAGCCGCCGATACAGGGGATGACTGGTGGTGGGATAATCAAGTTCCAGATACTGCCGCATGTTGATGAGATAATCAAAGCGCTAATGACTGTTCCGTTGATTTCGATGTTAAAGGCGAGGCAGATATATTGTTCCACTGTACTGTCGGCCTTTCACTTATGGATGATAAGGTCGAAGATAGGGGCGAATGTGCTGTTATTCAGCAAGGGGCAGCCGGAGTCGAAGGAGCTGTTGTCCAAGTCGCACCGGATATATAATCTTCTACCACCGTTTATGAAGTATAGTATTGACCCGGACAGCACGGAGGAGATGGGGATGCCGGTGATGAACTCGGCGATAAAAGCCTTCCCTTCCACACAAAGCGCTGGCATCTCATATACAGCCTCACTGGTGACGTGTGACGAGCATGCGGCTCATCCCTATGCTGATGCCAACTATATTTCCAGTAAGCCCACCCGTGACCAGGGTGGGCAATTTATCAGTGTTTTTACCGCTGACCCATACTCTAACGATAACCTGGCGACTGCCATATTCACTGATGCGTTGGAAGGGAAGAACGATTTTGTACCCCTTTTCTTTCCTTATGACGTAGTGCCCGGGCGGGATGATGAGTGGTACGACAGGACAAAGCGCAATATTCCGGAACGTGACCTGGCACAACTCAGTCCCGACCTCTACATGGCTAAAAACTTTCCTCGCACTATAGAAGAGGCACTTGGGTTAAGCAGTTCGGTAGCAGTATTTGACAAGAAGGTGCTTAACTCCATGATGGATAGCGTAAGGTCTCAGATAAATAGTGGGGAATTATGGCAAGATATTGATAACTCGGTCTGTCATGTTTACAAAGACTATTCTGTCGGTCGCCAGTACATAGCTGCTTCTGACGTTTCGTTGGGGGTCGGGGGTGACTATGGCACTCTCTGTATTATGGATGCCAAAACGGGAGAGGTGGTTGCCGATATAATGAGCAAGGAAATTAAGCCGGAAGAACTTGCATATCACAGTGTTAATTTACTTAAGAGATTCCGCAATCCCAGGTGGTGGATTGAGCATAACCTGTACGGACGGACGGTTATCAGGACGGCAATAGACCTCGGCTATCGGAATTTTGGCTACACTGGTGATAAACCCATACCCTGGAGCACGATTGATGACAGGGAGATTCGGCGGGTCGGGTTCTGGACTGACGAAAAGAGCCGTGCGGACTTGTTTGGCTCACTGATTGCATCTATAAACACCTTCCAGATAACCCTTTATAATGAGGAGGGGCTACGACAATTTTATTTCATGATACGAAATGTTGCCAAAGGTGGTAAAATAGAGGCAAGTAGTGGTAAGCATGATGATTACGTTATTACGGTGGGTTTGTGCTGGCTTAAAAGAAGTGATGTGTTGCCGGTCAGCCAGCCGAAGCCTATTGAGACGCTGCACTGGGGCGGTCAGCAGAAGTCGATTAAGGACTTCATACTTAAAGGAGGAGTGAAATGAAGAAGAAGGTTGTTAAATGTCCTGATTGCGGGAAAAAGGTTAAAAACCTGGGGAGCCACAAGAGATTTTGCCCTGCGAGACAGCAAGTGGAGACTGAAACTGTGAATGATGACGTTCAACAACCTGTAGTGTCTGCTATTCAGGAAACGCAGACGAAGGTGGAAACGATTACGAGGCCGGTAGCCGGCACCCCCACACCATTTGAAGGAGTGAAAATTAGAACAACTCAGAATTATGTACCTGAAATGCCGGATGACCCGAAAACTGCCGAAATATTGCGGAAGGTCATTAAAATGCTGGTGCCGTCTTTCCCTGATGAAAGACTAAAGCGACAGTCTATAGCGAGAATTGAGCGTTTCCTGACCCCGCTTCCACCCTCGTTACAGATGGAGATGGAAGCTAGATTTAAGGACATATCCCCATAGGAGGGCTAAATGAAACCAGAAAAACCCACCAGTGGCGACATCTGGTCACTATACCAGAAGACGGAAGATTACTACAGTAAGGAACTGTGGGATGCTTTCAAGGATGATGAAAAATATTACGAACTTGAATTTAAGGGTGACCTTAGAATACCTGACGAGTATCATACTGAGGGTATCGTTCTGCCTACGGCACGGGATATGGTCGATACTTATGTTGACCATATCGATATTTCCAATGCGAGAGTTTTTGTCAACAAGTATGGTACGCATGACTCGGATAAAGAAAGCGCCGATATGCTCAGGAAATTCTATCTTGGCACCATACAACAGACGAATGTCGAGTCTGATATTTCCCCCTGGCGGGTAGCTTCAAAACACTACGGGCTTCATGGGCTTGGCGTGTTTAAAACAACATGGGATAAAGACTCAGACAAGTATCCGATTCGTTTAGAAGCAGTACCCCCATCAAATATTCTGCCTGACCCAACCTTCGGTGATAGGAATTACGTGTTTGAGAGATACAAGAGAATACTTTTTGATGTTAAGAGAATGTATCCTTACTGGACAAATCCTAAAGGCAAAAAGGATGTCGATGCCGAAGTGGAATATATCACATACTGGGACAAATATTACCGGTGTGATTTTTTAGATGGGCAACCTGTCTTGCGTATCAGGGGTGGTGTGGACACTCATAAGTACGGTTTCATCCCGTATGTTTTGATTGAGTCCGGCTTGGGCAATCTTTCACCAGAGGCTAGCCCTGCTAAGAGATATGTCGGGATGCTGAGGTATATTTTCGATATGTTAAGGGCGGAATCACGTGGGTTTTCACTGGCTGATATTGTACTGTCAAGGGCAGCATTACCCTGGGGAGTAATTGAAGGGGATAATGCGGCAGCAGTTGGGCAGATACAAGCTAAGTTTGGAACATTTACACCGCTTCCAGAGGGGGTAACAATAAAGGAAATGGTTTCCCCTGTACCTCCTGACGCATTAAATGGTCATCTTGCCAGGCTCTCATATTATATCTCCGCTCATGCTGCCCCGAATTCTGTCAGGGGGCTCCCAGAGCAAGGAGTGCGTTCGGGAGCAGACCGCAGATTGTTGATTGCAGAAGCCGCTACACGTTATCAATATAGTAGAGATGCGTTTCGGCATGGGACTTCAAAAGTGCTGACGAACTGTGCTAAACTGCTGAAAAATAAGTTACCTGACAATGTAAGAGTCTGGGCACGCACCCCTAATGAAGAGTTTAATGTTGAGATAAAGAAGGACAAACTAAAAGAGCCTTTTACCTGCTATGTTGAGTTTGCGCCTATCTCCGAGCAGGATGAGTATGTCCGTCATGACGATTTGGAGAGGTTAGTCAAGTCAATGATTGTAACGCCTGACTGGGCAAGACGGCAGATGTCAAACGTGGATGCTGAGGCGATGTCAAGGGACGAAGAAAAGATGTTGCTGAAACAATCGCCTACTTATATTGCCTTTAAAGAGCAGATACTACAAGCCGTGTTGCAGGAAGAACTTGGTGAGGCGGGTATATTGCCACCACCAGCGGGTGCCCCTACCGGAGCAGGCATTGAGGAAGCAGGTCGCCGAATCGTGCCTCCTGTGCCGAATCGTGCGCCACTCGGTTCACCGGAGAATCTACAGAATGAGATGGAAGGGATGAGGAGCCAGACACCGATAAACCCGACTCAAGGTATGGGTGGAGGTGGCAACCGATGAACATTTACGAAGAATTAGCGAAAGAACTCATTGATGAAAAGGGTTTAATCAAGGAACTTATAAAAGAGGACTTTGGGGAAATAATAAAAAGTATAAAGGATAAGAGGCGAGCACAACTGGAAAAGGAATACCAGGAGATGCTCGAACTCGAAAAGGAGGTCTAATATGGCAGACCAGAATCAGCCCTGGTGGACAAGTGCAAAGGAGGAGGCACAAAAGAAATATCAACCCAGTACATATATAACACCGTATCAACAGGCAATGTTGGAACAAGGGGTATCCCCTGAAGACCTGGGAATAGATATAGCCACCCTACCACAAAAATCGTGGATTGTTCCATATACACAGTCGCCTATTGTGCCTGATTACAATAAAAACGTTCACCCCTCCTCAATTTTCCCGCCTGGGGTTCTCCCGACAACTGCTCCGACAACTGCTCCGACTACTACAGATGATGATTTAATCCGACAACTGGCTGAAGCGCTTGGTATTGACCCAGCGCTCCTACTTGGCGGCGGTGGTGGCGGTGGTGGCGAAGGCAGTACCCCCCTCACCAAGCCAGATGACAGTATGCTTTCTGACCCTGTGAATAATAAGTGGATGTATGATAGCTCTGCCAACGCAGGATTGGGTGGGTGGGTAGAGGTCGAAAAATACTCGGCTTATGAACAATGGCTGATGGAGAAGGCAAGGATAGACGCAGACAATGCCAAACTTAAAGAAGCAGGCATTCCACAACCTACTGATGTCCCCCAAGATGCTTATGGTAGAGTTCCTGTATGGGATGCACGGGACGGTCTTTGGCGTTATCCTCCTGATTGGGGTCAGGTGCCAGCCAATATTGCAGAGAAAAACAGGTTACAGGCGGAAGAGGCAGCTAGAGCGCAAGCTGCTGCACAAGCTGCTGAACAAGTAGCGTACCAGAATCAACAATTAGCATTGCAGTCACAGCAACAGTCATTACAGACACAGCAACAGGCATGGCAAAGACAACAAGCAGAGACTGCCGCTGCTCAAGAGCAGAAGAACTACCTGGCACAATTAGCAGCCCAGCCGATTAGCTGGCTTCAACATGCGGCCGCTTCAGGGCAGCAACCTGCGGTACAGCCCTGGATGTTACCCCTGATGCCCCAACAGTATGCAGGAACGGTTGCCGGTGCGCCTTTACCTGGTTTTCAGCAAGGGCAAGAAGGGGCAACGCCAAGTATGGCACAACTTCCTGCCTTAACTAACCCTTCACTCCAATACTGGCAAAGAATGACACCAGCGGCACAACAGCAATTTCTAGGATACAGACAGGCTCGTACTGGTTCCAGACCAGAAGATACTTTATGGAGGTTCCAGACAACGGCTCCACCATCCGGACAGAATAAGCCACTTCAGTATGTTCAATGATGAGTTTAGAAGATAAGATAAGGACATTAAATCCTCAGCAGCGTGAGGAACTAAAGTCACGTTTGGCTGGAGCATTAAACCAGATGCCAGAAGCTACCCGTGCCTCTATGCTGGACCGGCTACGTGGTCTTCAGACATCTACTGCTCCTTCTATGGCAAGACCCGCTACAGCACCTCCCTCTGCAACAGCAACGCCTCAAGCCCCTGCTGATTTACAGTGGTGGCAGAAAGGATTGCAAGCGGTAGCAGCACCATTTGAGGCTGTGGAAAAAGGATTTGCGACTGCGGTTACTGCTCCCTTTACGAAGCCAGTGGCAGGTACGGAAAACTTACCCTTCTGGGAGAGGGAACGTGCGGAGTATGAAGCATGGCAATCTCCCTGGGGTGTGAAAGGGGCTATCCAATCAGTTCCCTGGTTTGCTACGGCTATCGCTAGTGGTGGTATTGGTGTGGTTGGCGGACTTGGTGCGAGACTCGGCATATCAGGGCTTACTAAAGCCGCAGCAATAGGCACGAAGGTACTGAAACCTGCGTTACAGGTTGAGAGGATAATAAATTATCCCATAAGTAAACCACTGGAATTGGCTGCCAAAAAGGTGCTGCCTGGAGTGGTTTCTAAAGCAGCACGAATAGTGACTGATTTACAACCAATGAATGACGCTATATCGGCAGCAACACAACCTAGTAAGCTCCGTAGTCTGGTCAATATGAGCATTGGGGGTAAACAACCTTTCAAGGGTATGGCGGAAGCTATCGCTGGCAAGGCTGCAACTGCAGATAACCCTGCTGCAGTGGGATTAGTAGGCAGGGCAATCCTTAGATTTGAAGGTGCTAATAAAGCTATCGCCACTACATCGACTTTGAACAGGCTTGGTAATTCTAAGAAATTATTTAACCTCACCGATGAAGGGTTAATGAAGATAGGTGAAAAAGAAGTACATCTCAATACAATTAGAACCTACCCTGAGAAATATGCCAAAAATCTTACTAGTAAACAAAACGATTGGATTAGGCAAGCACAGATACTTGAACAAGAAAAACTGGCATTACTAGAGCGGAACGGAATCGAAATCAATAAGTTGAACTTCGAAGATGGTGGGGTCTATGCCGGCAGACGAGTTGTTGGTAAATTCACACCTGAAGGAGAACTTATTGAGGGGGGGTATATCGGCGCCGGTCAGCCTGCGAAACCAGGCGTTAAAATGGCTCAAGAAAAAACCCGTGTGTTCAACGATATTAAAGAAGCCACTGATGCAGGCTTTCGATACCTGCCAGAAGAAGAAGCACTCTATTATAATACGGCAGGGGCTTATAACCGTGTGGCTGATAAGCAATTTGCCAACTGGTTTCTCGAAAGAGTCCCGTACCGTACAACAGCAGTTGGTGGGGATATTGCGGTGGCTAATACAACTATGAAAGGTACTCAGACGGCTTTGAAGCAGATGAATAGCATCGCCTTAAAACTTAAAAACAATGAATCAGTTTCAGGTCAAATGCTGAGGGGTATCAAGAAATATTATCCAGAGGAATACGAACAGATAAAACTGTTTACTAAGGGCAAGTATACCCAGTCTGATGTCGATGGGGTACTTCGCTTTGTGTGGAATGAACAAAAAACCAATGCGGCAGATTGGGCTAATATAAAGAATGAATTTACTAAAGCCCGCAAGTCATTAGTCAGACCTGGATTTACTGGAACGATGGCTCCTGATATACCAGCCTTTGCGGGAAAGGTGTTTACCTCTCCCGAAGCTAAGGACTATATCAATATTATCAGGAAGGAACTCAATCCCCAGTTCAATTCGGCACTCAATGCAGTTAATCAGGTCAATGCGGTGGGGCGTTACTTTGCTCTAGCTGGTGATGTAAGTGTTGGTAGTATACAGTTACTATTTCTTGCTGGAGCACACCCAAAGATATACGGGAAGGCGATGACCGGGTTCGTGCGGAGTTTCTTTGACCCTCTGTACCATGACAATTTTATTGCCAAACATTTAGCTACTATTCAAAATCATCCCGGATTGATAATCTCAAAGGGTGGAGCAACGGAAATGACAGAGGCAATGGCAAGAGAAGGTTTGCTAAACAAAGGGCCTCTTAAAATAATCGGAACACCTCTTGTTCCATTTCAGAGGGGGTTCGAGACTGCGCTTGATACGGCTGGTGTATACATGGCTGAGGCATATCAGCATCTTGGGACATCGCCAGCAAGAATGGCACAGGTAGATGCTTTCATAAATGAGTTCAGGGGATTATTATCAACTAAACGGTTATCCCTATCCAGCACGCAAAGACAGTTAGAGCGTGCCACTATCCTTGCCCCGCAGTATAACAGGGCGGTTGGTGCTTTATTAACCGATATGACGCAAGGTAATTTAAGGGGGCAACTAGCACGCCAAGCCATGATTAAAGGCACAGGCGCAATCATGGCTATGACAGTAGCGGTATCGCTTGCAATGGGGGAGAGCGAAGATGAGATAGCCGACCATCTTAATCCTATGTCCAGTAACTTTATGACGTGGGATGTAGCAGGGCAAAGGGTTGGGCCCGGGTCTAAAGTCCGGAGTTTGATGTATCTTTTCGGTAAAATTACAAAGAACCCTGAAGATGCGGCATATCATGCCAGCAGATTTGTAAGAGGTAATTTCTCTCCGTTTCTTGGGACAAGTATAGACTTAATAACAGGCAAAGACTATATGGGAGACCCCACAAGAGACGGGCTACTGAATCTCACCGAAACAGTGGTTGGGGAGAATTTACTTCCAATCTGGGTTCAAAGCGTTACAACTGAGGGCGGTGAGTTAAAAGAACGAGTGCTGCGTGGACTTACTGAGTTTGGTGGTGGACGTGCATATCCTGCGGGTTCTTATGTGGAGTTAAGAGAGTTACAGGATAAAAAGGCACAAGAGCAATATGGGGTATCATGGGAAGCGCTGGGGCAACGGGCAGACGGAATGGTTGCGCAGATGCAGATTGCGAGAGACCCTGAGCTACAACAACTGACTATGAAAGCCAGTGAGGAGTCTGCGAAGTTCGCTCACGGTGAGCAGTTGGTATGGAATTCATATACTGACAGAGCAGACCAAGTTGGGAATGTAGTTTTAAAGGAAATTCAACAAGCATCCGTGCAGTTTGAAGCTACCGGAGACGGCAGTAAATTAAGAGAGCGGGTAAATCAAGCATACTGGCTGAAGTCGCAGATGATGAACGAACTGCTCCAACAAGACGAGTTCAAGCTCGTAAAAGACGCATTCGGTAAACCGTTAACTCCTGCGCAGAGACAAGAAATGCAACCGCAGAAGTTACTTTATCGGGACTATAATGAATTGATGTACTCCCCTGATATGTTCGACCAGTACGGCGAGTATCGATTTGATGAAGCGGATAGGCGGAGACAACAGTTCATTCAGCATTATGGCAGTGAAGCGTTAGCCTCCGTAGAAGCGGTTATCGGTGAGAAACGGGCGGACGAACCGATAGCGGTCAAGGCACTAAGGCAAGCAAGAGAAGTCCTCAAACCCTATTGGGCTATTGAAGATGCGGTCTATGCCAAATATGCGACTGGGTTAAAACAGATTGCCGTGCAGATTGACAATATCGAGAGGACTGATAGGATTGCTGCCAAGCGTTTGTTATTAAAATATCCTGATATTATGAGAGCAAGGAAACTAATCGCTGTTGCCAAGAAGAGGATGAAATTACAACACCCGGATATGGCGACAGCACTAAGGATATTCTATTCATAGGAGAGGTGTATGGATAAGAAAGTAACAAAGCCACCTGATATGGCAATCACTGCAAGGAATGAAGCCATGATGAATATGCTCATGCAACCTGTTCAGAAGCCAAAAGTCTCAGAGAAGAAGACAAAGAAGGTAAAATAAATGAGCCCGCTAACAGATAAGGGGAAGAAAGTTCTCAAATCCATGAAGAAGGAATACGGTGCTAAGAAAGGCGAGCAGGTATTCTACGCTTCGATTAACAAGGGTAAGATTAAAGGGGCAGAGAAGAAGCGTTGATAGACTCTAAAGGTTATCTCCGCTGTGATTCCTGCAACACCATCTTGGGGCGCAACCTCGAAGGGAAGGTGGAAATTATCTGCTGGCGTTCCAAGTGTCACCGTAATAACGTTTTTACGTCCGGTTATGACAGTCATAAACTAATTTTAGCAGAGACTAGACAAGGCATGGTATAATTAACTCAGTAAATTAAAAACTGAATATGAGAGCTACCAGGTAGCCGTTATTTATGTGAGCTTTTAGGAAGCCGTGAATAACGGCTTTATTATTTTTAGGAGGTATTATGGAGGACGAACAAACTAACGTTCAAGCGGAGAATGTTCCTGGAGAGGGGACACCTTCCACAGAAGCGCAGAAACCTTTAGATGAAACCAGGCTGCAACAGATTCTTTCGGAACACTCTGAGACATTAAAAAGACAACTTCAGAGCGAAAAGGATAAAGCGATAGCCGAGGTCAGAAAAGAGGCAGAGCGCAGAATCAGGATGGCAGAAGATAGGACATCTGCTATCAAGTCCACTCTGGCTGGATATGACCCTGACTCCGGGAAGGATTTGGGGCAGACAGTCAGGATGGCAGAATTAGAGGCACAGGAGAGGAGTCGGCTATCATATGCGCAACAGGAAGAGCAACGCAGGTTGCAAGAACAAGCCTATGGCTCTTTCAAGTCGCAAGTTGCTCAGTATGCTACTGATGTCGGATTAGACCCTCAGAAACTTGATTGGGGGGATGATTCGGAACAGCTTTTGGATAAGCAGTCTCGACTATTGAAACAAATCGGGACTCAACAGAAGGAATCTCAGAAGCGTGCGCAAGATGAGCTAAAGAAACAGCAGGCAGACTTCGAGTCAAAAATCCGGGAGGAACTCGGGTTAGATAAAGTGCCTCGGGGTAGTGGGACTGCATTGGATGCTGGGACAGCTTCATTAAAGGAGATTACCGAAGCACTCAAGACCCCCACTAAAATGACTAAGGAACAACGGAAAAAATATTTGGAATCTTTCCAATAAACAAGGAGAAAACATAACATGGCGACTGTAACTGTAACTTCGGCACTTGACTTTGTGCCTGAAATCTGGTCGCTTGAAGTGCTGGACTCATATGAGAACACTCATGTGTATCCCTCACTGTTTGACCAGGGCTATACCGAGTTGAAGGACATCGGGTACGGCGACATAATCAATGTCCCGGATATTCCGTCAATGTCGGCTGGCACCGTGACACAAGGTAGTGCTGTCACCTTTACGCAACCCTCTCATTCAACTGTGCAGATAACTGTAAGTACGTGGAAGGCGGCTGCGTTTGAATTCCCTAACCTGGTGCGTGTTCAGGCGATGCCCAGTCTGAGAAAGGGTTATACGGAGAAACTGGGCCTGGCTCTAAAAGAGGCTATTGATGATGACTGTGCTGGTCTGATGGACGACTTTAGCAATACCGTAGGAACTGATGCGGTCACTTTGACCGATGCTAATGTGCGCAGGATTCGACAATATGCTGATGACAACAACTGGCCGACTGAGGGCAGGGTATTAGTAGTTAGTCCGGCACAGCTAATGGACTTCTATGATGTGGAAAAGTTTACCAATTCCCTATATCGTGGGACTTCACTGGCTGCCGAGAAATCTCGTGGCTACATCGGCCCGCTTTATGGATTTGATGTTCATGAGTCTTCAAATCTTGACGCTACGAGTAGTGGGCATGACATGGGTGCGTTCCACAAAAGGGCTTGCGCTCTTGTTATCTCAGATGGGCCGAGATTGGAGCAGTGGCGTAACGTCACTAAACTACAGGATGAAGTAATTGTCCATGCTACTTGGGGTGTTAAGCGGATGAGAAATGCCGATGGTGGCGTGTACGTCTTGGGATTGTAGATGCACAGGTTAGTTGGGACTTTCACAATACCCGATGATGTGCCTGACCGTAGAGTAGTGGAGAAGGCTAAGGAGTTATTTGTCAAGCCGTATTATGAGAGCTACTTCAATGAAGGTTGGAGACTCAAAACAAGGATACGCTTGGGCAAGGCAGTTCCTTTGACTGAGGATATAGAAAACCACGTTAAGCGGTTTCAACTCTCTGCTTTGTGGGAAAGGGCACCGATATTACACAGGGTGGATGTGAAGGATTCAATCATACCTAAACTACTGGAAGACAAGAGATTCCAGTTAGTCGAATAACCGCCCAAAGTAAAATAAATAAGGGGACGAGGAGAAGAGGCGGAATGAGTATCTTGCCTCGCCCTCTCTAATGGAGAGATATGAATAATCTAGCGATTGATAACAAACTGACATTTAGCCAAAAGGGTAAAATAGTTGTTAAGTGCCATAACCGTTCTGGCGCTACTCTGTGGCCTGGGGATGTGGTAATCCTCGATACAACCAACTCTACTGATAGCGACATTTGTGTTACTATCGGGAACACAGCCGATGACGTTCTGGTTTTCGGTATGGTGATGGAGCAAATACCCAATCTCGGCTATGGGGACATTCAAACCGATGGACCAACTGCGTTACTTAGAGCAGACGGTAATACTGACATAGCTGCTGGTGATGAGCTTGCCTGCCTTAATACGGCAGACTATACGACCGGCACGGCAACGTTCACTCTGGGTTCTACTACGGTAGCTGGAGGTAGCACTGTATGGGCTGCGGCTCATGTTGGATGTTACATCACGGCTACGACATCTGCTGAGAGATACCGCATTACAGCGGTGGGCAGTACCACTTCACTTACAATCGACCATGCCTTCGGGTCAGCTACGGAGACTGGTGTTGCCTACGCCATTACCTTCAAGGGGAAGGCAATGAAAGCGACTACCGCAAAGGGTGGTAACTTCGCTGTTGCTTTAGAAGCCTATACTACCAATGACGCCGGTGGCGTACTCAATGCTTGGTTGCATGCGCCTGCGAGAATTGATGCTAGTGCTGGCGGAAATACCCTTGATGAAGCCTATGATGAGGGTGGCGTTGGTGCTGGAAGAACAGTCACCGTAGACCAGGGTGCTGTCGTTCTAGCGGGCAGCCATGCTACCAACGATGTGCTTCAAATTACTGGTGCATCTGGCTCCGGTGCTCTTATAGACCTGGCTCAATCGGGTACTGGCGCTGATATTGAGGGTACAGGTGACACGTGGACAGTAAGTAAGGCTGGTGTTGCCAAGTTTGATTCACTAAATACGGTTGGTGTCATCATCTTCACGGCTGATACGCTTGGCACGGGCTCTCCAATGATAGGAAGCGACAACACAGGTGATGTCACTGTCAACGCTCTAACTGGGAAGATTGTGCACTTGGCAGTCAATGATGTTGATGTGGTGGATGTGGCGGGGGCTGCCATTACCTTGAAACAGGCTGTCACCGTGTCCACTGGAGGCATAGCGGTAACTGGGGCTTCTAGTGTTGCAGGTGCGGTTACAGTTAGCACTGGTGGTATTGCAGTTACAGGCACTTCCAGTATTACGGGTAATACCACGATAACTGGTGACTTGCTCGTAAGTGGCTCTCTTACCTTTGGTGGAAACTGGACGGTGGGAGCGACTCTGACCGTTGACGAACTTATCCTTGATACGGACGGTACACAACCGGCTGGTACAAACTGTTACTGGGTGAGAGATAATGCCGGAGACTTGACGGGTAATGCAATCACTGGTAAGCAGGTTCTCATAGCGATTAACAACACTGACGAGTATACCTTCTCCGTTACGATACTCGACATGAACGCTAATGCTCTTGATAACTGCGGGTACATTATCCTGAACGCTGCGACTAACCCCGCTGGTAGTGAGGTGTTTGTCTCACATGATAATATCGGCGACCTGACTCTAAATGCTCTGACAGGCAAATCAATCCACTTTGCCATAAATGCGGTGGATATACTTGACCTTACAGCGACTACCTT